TTTTCACAGCTTCGTTTATCAAGCTGTTTATTTCTTCAATGTGCCCATGTCCTGCTGTCACGTCTATTCTCAAAAATGATTCGCACAAGCCGGGCCAGTTTGTCATACAGCCCAAACTGCATCTTACGCAATAATTTCTTATTTTGCGCTCAAGCTTTAACAGCTTTTTCTTTCCAAACGAACCAGGCTCTATAAACACACAATACATGTAAAGCTCCGGACTATAACTGCAATATGTAACCTTCACTCTACTTCTTCCAGCTTCAGCATCAATTTACCTTGCATTTTCCTATAAATGCATTTTACAGCTTCGCGACCACCAACATCTTCTTGCTCCTCAAGCTTGCCCAGGCGAGCTGAGTTCTCGCTAATGCTTTCCCTTACTCTGTCAACGTCATAATGAGACGCGCACTTTGAAAATACGTGAGCGCTTAGAGTTTCAAAGTTTTCTCTAAATTCCCCTCCTAGCTTATAAAGCTCACTAGCAACATTCTCAGCTTGAGCAGAGTTAAGTATCTTGTCTATAGCTTCTGAGTTCTTTTCGATTTGTTCACAATTCTGAATCGCTAGCTCTTTAAGATTTGTAAGCGAATCATCGCTTGAGCCAAGAACTACTGTATGAATAGGTTTACAATCAGCATCAAAAAACAGAAACGCTCCAACTCTTCTAACTACGTAGAACAAACAGCAAGCTTGAATTGAAATACAGAAGACTGTGAAATAGTTCATAAGTAACCCTCTTTTTAAAATGTTGGGGCTGACTGGATTCGAACCAGCGACATGCCCTCTTCTTTGCAGAAGCAAGCGTACTCTAACCAGCTGAGCTACAGCCCCTTCGTTAGAAATTATACCAACTTTCTCTTGTATTGCAAATCATTAATAGTTTCGAGCTTGCTAATACGTAGATCGTTGGAATGCAGAACATTTTCGATATCCGCAGTTTGTAGAGTTAAAGTAATGATAGCAGCTTTATTATCTGTAGCCTTATCTTTGAGCGCAAAGTATCCCTCGCACACTCCCATGAATGCACCGACGACAACGATTACGCGAGCAATCGTCAATAGATTGTCTATCCAAGTTACTTTCTTCATTTCTATACTGCTTTGATTCTGATTCCATCGATTACTAATTCCTCTCCGTATACCGGCTTTCTACCTTTTTCACGCTTGAAAAGTTCGTTGAATGACTTTTTATGCATCTGCAAAAATTTGCCATCACCCGGCTTTTTAGCGTAATTTTTGATCATATCATATAAGTGCTCTAATTTCATTAGCTGATTCCTCTTATTGCGGCCACGGAAGCGCTTTGTGCCTGCCTCTTATGAACATTTCAGCTGCCAACATTGACCTAGTATAGTCATAATTTTTAAGAGTAACGCATTTTTCTGGAGATTCATTGTGTTTTATCGATATCATTCCATCGCTATCTTCAAAAGTAAACTTGCCAGGATTTGAACGATGCTCTATGTAGATTTGAAGTTGGCCAAACGTCATTTTTGAGTTATGTATTGATTCTTTGTTAAAATCTCTTGCAGCCTCTTTCACCATACGAGCAGTCATAGCCTCCGTTTCAATCGACTTGAAGTTTTCAAAATAGTGATCTTCACAATAGCATAAGCTTGCCCCATGCTTGTTTTTAAACATCTTTCCTGGCTCTCCACACTTACAGCACGAGAACTTTGTCATGTTAAGCATTCTCTTTTCCCCTTTTAAAGTTTCGTCAGTGTACCCATTCGGCTTAGTCCACTTTCCAGCTTTTACAAGCCATTCAGCTATGCAGATGGCATTTGGTATCGAGTGATACGTTCCTGTATTTTTCATACACATTAATCTTCCGCTTACAATAGAATAAACAATTTCTGACACTAGATTCAGACATTCGCTCTCTGATTCTGTATATTTTTTGATCATTGCAGTCAGTATCATGAGGTTGGTTTTAGTAAACTCTGGTTTTGAAGCTAACCCTATATACTCTACATCTTTAGTGTTATGTTTATTATTACTACTATAGGTATTAGTATTTATTAGTAGGTCAGTTTTACTGGAAGTCTTATACTTAGCGCTTTGCAATCGACAGAAAAATACGTATTTTCCGGTGTCTGTTACATGAAATACGTGCTTACGTCCGTCTGGATATGATCGCTTGATCAGCTTCATATCTTCGAGTATCACCATATACCTTTTTACAGTAGACATTGACCTTGTTATTTTTCCGGAATGCGCTATAAATTCAGTGGATGGGTGGCACTCGCCTTCTGACTTCATTGTATCGAATGAGTATAGATAGCATAGCAACCAGGACAGAGCTTCTCGCTTTTTACGAGAGTATTTCTCAAATAAGTCGCTAATTCTGCATTTATTCATCAAAAACCCTAAAAAAACATTAAAAACTTCGCCAGCCTTAATATTCCCTTAAGGTTTCTGCATCAAAATGCAAAAACGGCTGTACGGCACCTCCCCTTAGAGGGCTGTCCATTCCTTAGGAAGGACCCAAAAATCCTTCTGAACACTTTGGTAACAACATGAAAATCATTTGCAGTTGGTTAGTTGTTACTAACATATCAATCTCTGGGGTGTGAGAATACACACTCGCACCCCCATTTAAACATTCCAATCAATTTTCGTCAAGTGAATTTCAAATTGTTGACACAGCCCAACTAAATACGTACACTTTCCGCACTATTTATAAGTGGAGAGTTATAAAATGAGCAAATTAAATCCGAAAGAAGCCCTGTGGGAAGCAATAAATATATGCGGAGGGATATCAGAGCTTAGCGACTGCTCAGGGGTTGGGAGACGAACAATATATGACGCCCTTAACAAAGATGGGATTAAAACATACAGAACAAACTTCATGAGAAAGCGGACAGCAATGAAAATAGAAAGAGTTACAGGCGTAGATTGGCGGTTAATTTGCACTCCTTACCTAGATAATTCACAAATAATGATGATAAAAGAGATAGAAAGTTTCACAAATAATCCTGACAAAACAAAGGATTACAACCTAAGGGAATTAAAAAAGCATAAAGTACTTGCAATTGCCGACCAATTACCGCACAATGCTCCCAACATGAATAACAAGATAGAAGAACAACAATAACCAAGATCAATGAATTGACATTGAGCCAGCCCTGAAAGGGCAAACGCAAAGGGTGCGTTGGCTCGCAGTTAGAGTGGAAGTCAAGCGGCGGTGGGAGCCGGTCTAACACCCACACTGAAGTTATAGGAAACAACAGGGGAAGCACTGCAAATCGCCTCCCCGCTTACGGAGAAATTGATATGTGTAAAGAATTTAAACATTTACTAGGATTCAAGGTTGCATACATAGAGCATTGCAAATCTAAAAACATCAAACCAACCAATGGATACAGCTATTGGATGTGGGCATGGGATAACAGTCCAAACAACAGAGCAAACTACTCAAGCAGGTGTGCGTCATGAGTGTAGAAATATGGCCAGAAGAGCTGCTAAAGATGGATGATAGGACTTTAGAAGCAGCAGAGAAGTATGATAAAAAGGTTCGGCATCAGCAATGGTTAGACTCTGAAGAGTGCGAGACTGGAAAGTTTGTAGACACTTCTGAGGACATTCTAAGGATAGCAAGTCTTGATATGAGCAACACACTATTTAAAAAGGGAGTTACAAATGAATACGCTATTTAGAGAGATGCAATTAAACAACTCAAGAGAGGTGATGTTTGCATCAAAGGTAAAACACTTTGCAGAGATTCTAGAAGATGTCTCAAAAGACGTAAAAGAGATGGCAGAGAGAGATTATTATTTTGACGGAACCAAGAAGGAGCAGGATGATGTACAGTGATATGCTAGAGAAAAGACGCGAGCGAGACATAGAAAATGAGAACATGCTGGAAAAATACGAAGACATATTCGACAAAATGACAAGCAACGCAGCACCAACAGCATTCCCTGTCGATGGAAAGAGGTACGCTGGCAAGATATTTAATTGTGATGCCTTAAATCAAGCAACATATGACCGTCTTGTCAGCTACTTCGAAGATCTAGAGAAATTTTTAAACACTTTTAAGGAGAACATGTAATGTTAATATTAACCAGAAGAATAGGGGAAACCCTAGTGATCGGAGACGGAGATATAAAAGCAGAAATAATGGTGATGGACATCAAAGGAAATCAAGTACGACTTGGGATAGATGCGCCAAAGGAAATACCAGTCCACAGGCTTGAGATTTATCGACAAATAAAGGCTGAAGAAGCCGTAGATAAAATGGAGATGGGATCATGAACAGAGAAGCATTTGACTGGATGATGTCCCTCGCACACGAAGAGATGGACAGACGACAATTTGAGTTATTGGAATTATTTTAAGGAGAATATTATGGCTACAAATATATTAGTAATTGGAGAAAGCGGAACAGGAAAGAGCTGGAGCTTGCAAAATCTTGACCCAAAAGAAACTTTCTTAATAAAGTGTTGGGAAAAGCCGCTACCATTCAGGGGAGAGAGAAGCAGATACAAATACGTTGAGGGTGACATCGAGAAAAGCAACCTTGTAACGTCTCATGATCCTGCAAAAATCTCACACGTTTTAAGCAACATATCAGAACAAAAAAAGGAAATTAAAAATGTAATAATTGATGACTTTCAATATATTATGGCGATGGAGTTTTTTAAAACAGCAACTGATAAGGGATATACGAAATTCTCTGTTCTTGCTAAACAGATAAGTGACCTTTTTTATCTATGTTCAATGCTTAGGCAAGATCTAAACATAGTAACAATGTGCCACTCTGAAGTAGATGAGAATGGAAAAACAAAATGCAAGACTGTAGGAAAAATGCTAGACAACCAACTATGCGTAGAAGGTCTGTTCACAATCGTATTTAATTCAGTTGTGAGGGACGGGAAATATGGATTTATCACGCAAAACGAAGGAATGAACATAGCTAAAGCGCCAGCAGAGATGTTCGAAGACATATTCATAGACAACGATATGAAAGTTGTACTAGATAGAGTTAACGAGTATTATTCAGAAGACATACCATACTAAACTAAGGAGAAAAACATGATCACATTACCAAACTACACAAGAGACGAGTTACAAAATATGGATTCACCGAGAAAAGAAAGCTTTATTGTAAAAGACGGACTGTATTCGTTCAAGGCAATAGAGTTCAACGACAAGATCTCAAACGCTGGAAACCCAATGATAGAGCTGATTCTAGCTTTCGATGGCCCGGGATTTGAGTTCAAGGTGTGGGAATTTTTCATGCACGATCAGATGAAGGACACAAAGCACGTAATGCATTCAGCAGTAATGAAAAGGATCTCAGACTATCTAGACGCCACAGGCATTCAGTGGTCATCAGATGCATTCAGTCAAGGAAAGATCGTTGGATCAAGAGGCAAAGCATTTGTGCATACAGTAACGCAGAAAGGAGACAAAGAGCCTAGAAAAAGGATCAAATACTTTGAGTCTAGAATAAGCCCACAACCTGCGCCAGCATCAGTTAAGCACGAAACCCCAATACCTGACGACCCAATCACATTTTAAGGAGAACAGAATGTATTTTGAAGGATGGAGTGTTACGTTAGTATGTCTTGGCGGAGCTATTTTTTGGACTGCTTTGATAATTTATCTCGTAGAAAGGGATTTCAAGAAAAGGAATAAGTGAAATGAGCGCAATATTAACTATCTTAGCAGCTTTAACACCATTGCAGATATGCTTGACCATTATTGCAGTAGTATTCTCAGCAGTAATTATTTTTGGAGTAGCAGGGTGGGGTTTTTATCATGCTTTTTGCGGAGTAGTAGACATGTTTAGAAAAAATGAACCTGACGAGCCGGAACCACCCTACGAAGTTACAGAAGACATAACCAAAGTATTTAATATTTTAAACAGAAGCGCATGTTTCTTTGAATCAGTGGACGTTGATCCGAAAGACGAGCCAATCACAGCGCGCGCGGCACAGATAACAATTATGCATCAGGACGATGAAGAAGATCACAATTATCTAATGCAAGATGCGCTTGATGAGCTGCACGAAAACAAAAGTTACGCATCAATTTAAGAAGTCTGAAAATGAAAACTGCAATAATATATGAAGATTACAATCCCTGGAAGGATTTTGAAAAAATGGATCCATACTGGCATCTGGAGGAGTACATGAAAAGGAAGAAGGAAGCTGAAAATGAAATGGTTATGTAAAATAGGCGTCCACAACTGGAGAATAAAGTCTTGGGCTGGCTGGAATAACCCTGCTACCTGCGAGTGCGCAAAATGCGGAAGAGTTAGAAAGTTTGGGAAGGAGAAGTAGAGTGAAGGCTGAAAAGCAAGATTGCGAAATCGAAGGCCAAACAAGTTATAAGCTTACATATTCTGCTGATGAGAAAAAAATGTTAGATGATCTTAACGCAAAAAGCCCATATCAGATAGTGTGGGAAGAAGAAGGGGAAGTAGAGTGAAGGTTTATGACATATTTAAAAAAGACTATAAAATAACACCTGGAATTGCAGAAGATATTCAAGAGCTTAAGAAGGCAACATTTGAATATGCTCAAAAAGTTGGACTGCTGTTACTTGGCGATTACGATACTAGGTTTTACAGAAAGCTTGATGAGGCAATGATGGCTGCTGAAAAAGGGATTATAACAAATCCTTTAAGACCGACGCATTTTTAAGGAGAAGTAGAGTGAAGGTTTATGTTTTATTAGAGTCACATATGTATACAAACGACGAGGGAGATCGGCATGAGAACTTAGAGCCTTTTTTCGCAGTGTCATCAAAAAAAGCAGCCAAGAAAGCTATTAAGAGGTATACCCATGTAGGAGCATATGTTGAAATTGAAGTGGAAAAAGAATATAAAATTTATATGGATAGTACAGCTACGTGGAATGCATGACTAATACCGATAAGTGTTATTATCGGACTTAATATAAGGGGAAAATTATGATTGAAGGAATGCATTTTTGGAATTCTCACATTAAGACCATTGAAGACATAAGAAAAGAGTTAGATCTTATTGTTGGAGGGGCTTATGATCCAGACACAATTGCTGGCCCATTAATTAACATAATTTACGAATTAACTGGCATATTACAAGCATACACCGAGGGCACAGACGACGACTAGATAAGTGTTATTATCGGACTTAAGGGGAAAATTATGAAGATAGAAAAGGCAATGGTAGAGAGTAAAAAAGTTGAGGAATTGTGTTGGAAAATGTACGACCTTTCAGGTCTGCCTGAGCATAATGAAGACGATAGGTTTTCAAATGACCAATATACAATTGATGAACTATTAGAATTATGCGATTTGATCGGGAAAAGAATTAACAGTTTTAGAGATTTAGCTGCGGAATCAAAAGCTATTGGTTGTGAAAATTTTAAAAAGCAGGCGATGAAGAAAGTTGACGAGTTTCAAAAGTGGCTGAAAGGATAAGTGTTATTATCGGACTTTATAGGGGAATGAGATGAAACAGACAATAAAAGTATATGTTGCGGTTAGCGAGGATGTTTGCTCTCGATGCATGCATGAGGATGAGGATGAATATAATGATTTTTTAGGTGTGTTTGGATCAAAGAAGGAAGCAATGGAATGCCTTACAGAAAACAGACTATATCCTAATCACGGAGATACTCATGCCAAAATTCGTGAGAGATATGTAACTATAAACAAAGCTGAAATGGAAAAGGAACTGGATAAACTCAAAGGTGAAAACCAATAGATAAGTGTTATTATCGGACTTTGTAGAAGGGGATTGAGATGAAACCAGATGAAATTACAGTAATTCCAGACAATGAAATGCTCACAATTTTGCCGACCACGCAAGAGGCATTTCTTGAAATACCAGAAGGACATCCTATTCTAAAAAAAATTAGCGAACAAGGAGGATGTTGCATGGATGTGTTTTATGACTTTACTGAAATGGCAATTCATGAAAGCATAAAGACAGGAGAAAAAACATACATAGGCGACCACAAAGACAAAAAGGTTTATATTTTAGTTGAGTAAGTGTTATTATCGGACTTTGTAGAAGGGGATTGAGATGGATAGAAGCATAGGAAAGTTAGAGGAATTTTTTTTAGAATTTACAGAAAGTGTATTTTTGCCGATGTTGCTTGTTGCCATAATGGTAATTTGCTCACCACTGCTTGTACCATATTGCCTATATAGAATTTACAAAAGGAGCAAGAGTGAAAAGACAAAATAGAGAAGATCAAGAGCTAATAGCTATATTTGACTGGGCAAAGCATTTCAAAATACTTCGTGAGCATATGTTTCATATTGCCAACGAACGCAAGACAACCTTCGCTGCAGGCAAAAGACTAAGTCGAAAAGGCGTCATGCCTGGCGTAGCTGATATCTTCCTATCCTACCCCTCAGGAGATTACCATGGACTCTATATAGAACTCAAAGGGCCAAAAGCAATTAAAGGTTATCGCCCTGCCAAGGTCAGCAAACCACAGATGACATTCCTAGGAAGAATGTGCGCAGCTGGATATTGTACCTGCATAAAATATGGTGCAGAAGAAGCAATAGAAGCTATCGAGCATTACCTAACGCTGTGAATCGAATAAGGCAATCAAATTCTTTAATATTGTGACTCATAACACACGACAAACCGCACAATTGCTGTCTTTTCATTTGTTAATTTATCAAACACAAAAGTAAATTTAGGCATATCCTCAGAAGTAACTTTACTTTCAACTTGCATAAAGTTTACTTCTTTTGTCATTCCTGGACTCGTACACGTTGTATAATCAGCCTTCTCACCAACATAACTAGCATCACCTGTGATTCTTACACACGCATCTTTAACATAATCAGCAGGTTGGCCTAAACTATCTACTGCGTTTATCTTAATATTTAACTTTGTTTTAGAAACATCATTAAAATCGCCATTGCGAACAGGCAAAATAAACGAATGCGTAGCCGATGAGCTAAGAGACTGATAATAAACACTGCAATTGTCAGGAATTAAATTATTACCAAATGATACAAGAGGAACTGTCAGACATAATATAGTTAACATTTTAAACATAACTACTCCTTAGTTAATTAAATACAACTATATATTATGGATCGAATCTTAAGGAAATATTAAGTCAATAACGATAAGTATGGTTTTTGTGGGCACTTTCTTTCTCGAAGTACTGTTGCCAGGTAATAGCAAAGTACATCATTGTATCAGCAAAGTGAGAACTCCAGTCATGTATAGGCCTGTCTTTATAAAGACCTTTCTTGTCATCATAGTCATAATGGTAATCACGCAATGCATTTAGGAGCATTTCACATCTTTCAGCATCAAAATGACACCTTACAAGTACAGAGCGCAATGCCTCGCGCCCATCTGTGTGGTCCATTTTCTTAACGGGAGGCTGAAAATATATACCATTATCGTGTGCTATATGAAACCTGGTGCGCCCAGACCCCCATTCGTGGACATTAATATCGTGAGGTGGAAAGTGATATTTACACTTAACTCCATGCTCTTCCTCGAAGTCTTTTATGTAATTAGCATAGTGTGGAATATCTTGCTTTCGGTTATTATAGCAATGTACAAACCTAAGTTCACCACCAAACGGTTGCATAAACACAATCACCGTATCATCATTCCAACCTATATCCCACCAAGTAAATACAGGAAGAGATTTCTCTATTGGAATCTTTCTAACTCGCTTATCCTTCTCTGCTTTATTTATCCATGAGCCAAATACACTTCCGGGCATTTCGACATCGAATGAACAATAGAACTCTTGCTGTATAACCTCTTCAGGCATACCCTCATTACGCATACGCTGTATTTCTTCAGCATCAAACACTGGTTTTCCATCTGCACGTTTAGTTTCATTAGCGCCAGCTTTAGTAACAAACCACTCAGGATTATTTTTATTACTGTTATATATATGATACCCATGATTCTTTCCGCGAGGTGTATAACAAAAGATTTCAACACCGTCATTCTCAGACAAGATAGGACGCAGATAAGTTCTAGCCTGTGGGTTCTGAAGCGAATACTCATCATAGATAATAGATACAGGATTAGTTCCCATAATAGAATCGTACCTATCAGTTCCAACCAATTGCAGAATAGAACCGTTTTTAAATTCAAGTAACATTTCTGAATTATCTTTACGCTTAACTAACTCCTTAGGAATGTAATCTAAATAACGACGTCCGTTATAATCCGCACCATTCCAAACAACTTTCTTGCCCTGTCTGAGTTGTGGAAACGTATATAGATGAAGACCTACACGCTTATGAGCTAAAGCTGTAATTAGGTTAAGTAGACTAATGGTTTTACCAGCACGACGATGCCAGATGATAATAGAATGCCTTACACCTTCAACAAGTATTTTCTCGTAGACAACACGCTGATATTCTCTAGGACTAAACCCATGAGGCAATTCTATTATATTCATATATTATAATTTTATAATCGTATTTACATGTGTAGTTGGCTGAATGTTATTATGAGCATTTGTGCCCCCAGTAGTATTAGTCAAATCGGCAGTAGTAGTTGAAACGCCACCAGGAAGGCCGCCCAAATTAGAATAAGTAGCAGTTCCCCTCCCCCATGGTGGGTTAGATTGCTCTATTGGACATTCGTGATCATGCAAAGGCATTTCAGCTTCTATCAACAAATGATCGGGCTCTCCATCATACGCCCCAAGAACAGGAGCATACGAAAATCCAGCAGCCGTACCAAATCCAGCTATTGCTCTACCCTTATAATAAGGAAGCGTTAATTGTTTTCCAGCACTAAAGTCTGCTAATGCAGAAGCACCTAGACCACCAGAAACAGCGCAAAATGCATTTGCTGTTGGAGAAGAAACATTATCCCAAAGCATTTCGAAAAGATCGAATGTATCTGCATTTGCCCTAGTTGTTGCACCACTCCCAGAATCTCCAATCGTTCCATCATCAAGATCAACCCATCCCGAAGGAGCAGTAGTATTGTATGTTAGCGCTACATACCCTGTTGTAAAGTCCGTTATCTCTTGAGCATTAGCCAACTGAAAGAATGATCCGTCATATATTAATCTAGCAACCAAGCCCGCAGGCATTGCATTCGCAGGGATATCAGCAATTACCGAACCTAAGAAAATTTTAATAGCAACTGCACCAAGACCATTTACATTGATTGTTGATGCAGTCGTATTGGTATTTGCTATCTTAACATCTACTATCAATCCAGCATCTAATGAAGAAGGAGCCGGGCTTAATGTAACTACATACGCATCAGCCACACCAGTATCCACACCATAACGACCCTCTTTAAGTTGACCCATTGCATCATGCACTGTTGTTGAGCCAAATCCTGAATCATAATATCCAACAAGAAGAGAACCATCCGTTCCTGTTTGATCATTTGCAAGTTCAGACCGAAGCGTACTCCATCCTTCTGATTCTTCAATTTCAACACCCTCTATTCCTAGAGTAGTCTTTTTCCAGTACTCATCTGTTCCTAATGCAGGTAGATGAAGGTTCTTAGGGTCTTGCAATTCAGAATTAAAGTATTTTGGAAGTATTTTATTTACATCTTTTCTTAACTCTTGAAGCATTATAGTAAGATTATTGAACTCAGCATTAAGTGTATCAGCGTCTAAAAGGTTGTTGTTCTGAAGATTGGTAGTGCGCTCTATTGTTTGATCGCCAATTATAGTTACACGATCATCAAGCGTCGCACCACTTGTAAGAACTATAGTTCCTCCTGAATCTACACCAACACCTGTAACAGTATAGTCAACATTCAGAATTAACACCTGATTAACATCATCAGCTGCTGAACCATCAGGAGTCGAATAAACGGTTAGATTTAACTCGTCAGTTATAACAAATGGATAATCGAATATTGTTTGACTCGCTGTTGCGATATATTGAATGTATCTTTCTACATCACCTACTACTATTGCACTCATAATTTACCTCATGTTCCTAATGCATATTTATCTGGATCGAATATTAAACTTTGGCCCGTTCTCTCTTTAAGATTGTCCTGCATTCTATCTAAAGACCCAGGACTCATATGTTCTTGCAGACCATACAAAAACAGATAATCAAATGCGGCCTTAGTATACCACAAATTTATAATCGGCATATTGTTTTTGGCCAGTTGGAATATGGAATGAGATGGATCATCGCCATTCTGAAGATCTCGCCCAACCGTGCCTAATGTGTTAGTGATTTGCTGAAGAGCGCCAAAGGTAGGACCTCCAAGAGTAGAGCTCAATCCATTATACTTTAACCACTCTCCAGCCAAGAAGTCACCATATATTCCAAACCCACCACCCTTCATAATCGAATCAAATACCACAGAAGGATTTCTTGGGTCTGGCGGAGTTTGACCCTTAAGAGCAGATGACATGGTCATCGAAAGATAACCATAAACCGACACTTCACCCATCATCTGAGCCAATACCTTACCTTGACTAAGGAATGTTTGTTTGTTTAATCCATCCTGCATTACCCTTCCGAAAACTCTACCCAACTTTCTTCTTGTAAATGAAAGAGGAAAACCTTTGAACTGTGTAAGTAGTCTAATAAGAGCTCCTGGAACTGAATTAGGATCTGTCCCAAAATGCATCATAGCCGCCTCTCTGGCCCCAGGAAGCATCGCAACATTCTCAGTTGCATTCATATAATAGGATCTTACCATAAGCTCCATATCGTCTTTAACTGACTGAATCTCTCTCGGCTTTAGTTCATCTACAGATTTATTTAAATACTTAGCAATACTTTCTTTAGAATAATCGCGCGCAGCATCCGGAGTTAAATATTGTTTATTACCTATAGGCGCAGATATATTCTCAGGACTTCTCATTAAATCCCATTCCTCTTTACCCATCCCATGTTCAAATAAAGTTCTTTGCAATGTATCCGGCAACCCTTTAAAAGATTTTGCTTTTCTCAATACAAGATCTCTCGCAAGAGATATACCCAAGGTTCGTCTATTAATCTCATCAAATCTTACCATTCCAGTAACTTTATACGACAAATGAACTAACTTACTCATTCCCCCAGGAAATCCATCTCCCGCATGATAACGATTCATAAGTTGTTGTGGCAAACTTTCAAAATAACTACCGAGAACATCAGAAAGATGCCTTTCATCTTCTGATAAACCAGCAGTCAAACCCTTAGCACTTGACAGAAATGATTCTGATGATGATTGCAAGAATCCCATTCCATTAGCCCTTAACTCGCTAGCCTTATTTCCTAGATCGGATAGAGCCCTTACAGGAAGAAATCCTAGTTTTGTAATAGCATTAAATGCTCTAGCACCTCCAGCAATCTTTGCAAACATATTATCTAATGGAACTCTAAGACTCCCATTGATTTCAGCCAATGTATTTCTTGCACGAGAGATATTTCTATTAACCTGTTTCTTGGTGAATCCACGCTTTAAGGCTTCTCGCTCTGTTTTTTTCGCCATCCTATCAAACATTGCATTTCCATTTACTCCAAACTTTTGCATGAAACCCATATTGTCAGACATACTTCTAAGCGTTCTAGCTACCATTGTAGGTAATGACCCATGTCCATATCGTTCATTATATTCAAAGGCTGACTGACCATCCTTAAAGTGTAAAACCCTTTGGCGACTGATTTTCTTTGCTATATTAGAAGGACCTTGGTATAATACGTCCCCATCAAATTTACCACCAATCTTAGGGTCATATCGGCCCATTATGATATTATCAAAGACATCTCTTAACCCTTTATCTTGAATGTCACCATCAAGAGATCGTTCTTTATCAAGTCTTGGAAGTATATAATTTTTCCATTTCTCAAATGCAGCATCTCGCATAGCCAAAACAAAAGGCTGCCCTTTACCTGATATTGATTTCACTTGCTTTGAAAGTTTTCTATTCTCTATCCAATTATCAGAAAGCTTCATCATCTTCTCACCATTGTGTAGCTGATGACCCATAAACTCAGGAAGTTTTCCTACTGCAGCTCCAAACTGATTTGCATATTGACGACCCACCTCATATGTATCTGCCATTACACTTTTTACTTTAGCAGCAACTGCATTCCCGCTTCCCTCCTCATCGAAGAATTCTTTAAATGTATCAAGATAGTTTGCTGGATCTTTAAATGCATCAAGTATACCTAACTTTTGAAGCCCAAGAGAAAAACCAGTTTCCAATCTTCCAAGCCAATTTCTTTGCATTGCCTTAGCACTAACCTTAGATCCCTTTACCTTAAGTCCTTCCATTCCATCTAGACTTGCCAACAAACCCTTGGTTGGATCTGTAACCTTAAAAGTAAAGTCTGTTAGGTCATTCTCAACCTTCATGTTGATCAATCGACGTCTATTTAATTCTGTCCTATCTGCTTTATACTGTTCAGATACTTCACTAGTTGCCCTTCGAAGTGCATCCATATCTCCAAGACCATCTCTTTCTGACACACGCTTTGCCTTTTGCTTTATCTTGGAAAGCATTTCTTTTCCTACAGGAGATTTTATATGTTTTCCTATAGTATCTAAGAACTCAATATCACAAGCATTAGCCATTAGACGCCTCCCTTAGCGGTAAGTTCTGCTATGCATTCTGCATATCTAAGCATAGAATTAGTAATAGAACTTGTCTCACGTTCATCCTCCGGAATAGAATCAAATACTTTCTTTGAATCTTCTGGAAGTTGATCACGTATTTGGCTCACCTCATCTTTCAATTGGTCAGTATCTAGATTATTTAAACGCTCTAATTCTTCTGGAAGATTCTTTACATCCATCTTATTTATACTAGAGTCACCAGATGGTTGCTTGACTCCATCAGCATGCCCCTGTAATGTTTCTTTAGACACGGGAGATCTATCTACACCATTAAGTGCGGCTCTCGTCATATTTCCCTTAACAATATCTTTAGTCTGACTTATTAAGTCCAACGTTTTGTCAGAATATTTGTCAGAATATTTGTCAAGATTCTTTACAGGAAACTCTTCTGGTAACGCTGTTTCACGTGTAACATTCTTCAACTTATCTTCTATATTGTCTATATGATCCTTTAGTTCGCCAACGATCTCTTTTCTGTCGTCTGGATCTATCTCTTTATTAGACTCTATTTTGTCTTGTTGCGCTTTAAGTTGATCAAGCATTGCATTATCTTCTTCACCAGCACCTACAGGATGTTCGTTATCAAAATCAGGATGTGCCTCACCCCTCATCTCTGCACTACCCCTAAGAGCATCAGCCTCTGCAGGAGTTTCTATATTTGCTCTAGACTCATCAATTACAGATTGTTGATATGCACCATTCCTTACAATAGGCTCTACATCAACAGACTTTCCATTCTCTAGTTGCGATACAGCCGTCCTAAGAGCCTGAACGTGCGAGTCATGGTCTATGGCCCTCTTTGCTTTTAAATGGTCTGAGATGTGCCCTATGGAGGCGTGGGCAATGCCTCCTAATGCAGCATTAACTTTGAGAGCGTCCATAACTGTGGTCATTGATACATCTTCACCAAAATAGTTGTTAGTCCCAACATCTTCTGAGACAGATGGTAGTGTTGCCATCGTTCCTTCAGCAGCACCAAGAGCAGTTCTAGATAGCACCCTTTCGCCCATTGACTTTGATGCCATTTCGCCAATGAATGGCTCACTAATAAGTTTTGCGCTGCCTTCTGTAGCGGCCATTGCTCCCATATTTATAGGATCTAAAAGCCAAGCTGCTTGCTCCCCTACCCAAGAACCAGCCTTGGTAAGAGATCCTTGACCTGCCATTTTCCATTGATATTCCTGGCTAGCATCATACTTGTCCGCTGAAACAGCAGCACGTCCTTCAGCAACACCTTTTGGAAATGAAAGACCAGGTCGCTTATACTGACTTTCTTCGTACTCATCCGGGCTTAAACTTTTTCCACCTGATTCTTTTGCTATTAATTGGAAAGCTGCTTCAGTTGTAGGATTATGAAGAACACCTTCGGAAAATCCTTCTTCAGTTCCCTTAATAAGTCCTAATGATGGAGCACCGCCCCATTCTGGGTTATCGTTCTGATCTGGTAATGGTAGGAATGTCATTTATCTGCACCGACCAAAGAAGCAGCACTAAGCATTGCGCTTTGTACCAATATATTTCCTTTGGCAAGTTGGGCAACTATTTGTTTGTTTACAAAACTTGTTGAAAGATGAATGTCTTGAAATCCAAAACCAACATCCTTTCCTGATTTTGTTTTAACTGGAATACGAGAATCATCAAGCAATCTAACGCCTCCATTATCATTTGTTGTTACAGGATACGTATGAGACTGTAGGAATTGCTTGTACGAAACCTCTCTATCCCTCTGAGATGCAACTCCAGGCATATAATAATCCGGAACTTTTAGGTCTTTAGAGTCTATACCTTTTACCACAGCTTTTACAGATTGATTTATCAATTTTGGTGAATATGATTTGCTCGCCGGGATAACATACTTATACCCATTATAAGTCCCCACCTGAGAATGAGCCATAACAGCATCATTTACAGCAGTACCTACAGGATCATCTACACCATTTGCTTTATATACCATTGCCAACTTATAACAATAATCAATTCCAGAATCCAGTATTTTTGTTGGATCACCATTCACATTAAGCAAAGACTGACCATAATCCTTCATGAATTCATTACGCGTCTTATCTTTCAGACGTGCAATATCTTTAGTATTAAACATGCTCTCAAGACTTTTTGCATCCTGATTCATCGCTGTATAAGCAAAGTTAGCATGTTTTGCTGTCTCCGGTGTAGATGCAATATTAAGCATCATAAAGTTTGCAGGTTTCACAACTTTCTGCAAGTTGGACATTGCAAGACCTCTGTTGTTTGGATGTGCATCAACTACATCATTCATCATCTGAACTGCATCTTGAGGCTGTGCATTAGTTATGGCAGATGCAACTTGATTAAGTTGACTCTTAGGTACAATTTGAATATCACTTTTAGGAATACCCATCTGCTGTTGAACAGAAATCAAGGAATGGTCTACATCATCTATACTACCCTTTGTAGCAGAACCTAACTTATCTCCAGTTGCTAATGAAACATTTCCCTTGTCAGCACTACGCTCTCCTTTTAACGCATTCATCACAGATGGATGTTTGATTGCAATACTATATGGATCGTCCTTTCTCTGCTTAAGTGCTGCTGCTGTATCTTGTTTCAGTAACTCATAATTCTTTGCATTTGCTGCTGTAGGATCTTTTTTAAGACTTTCAAATGCCTGATTTAAATTATGCTGTATTTGAACTGGTGGAGCATATCTTTGTGATTCTTGAAAGTTATGTCGATGTACTGCGGCCTGCATATCACCCACAAGTTGTGCTGCTTTCTCAGGTTTATCCTGATATGCATCTCTTACTACAGCAGTTAACTTATCCATACTCCCTTGGGTAGCTGCATTTACACCATTTAGCAAGATACCTGTCTCCATATCCTTAACTTTCTGATCTATATTTCCAAACTTTGCAGTTACAGCCTGCTTATGTTGAGTCATCATCCCATCGAATCGACGAGTTAAGAAGTTTTTCTCATCAGGTGTTAGATCCTTTTGGTCTGTTTTATTGAAGTTGGCGAGACTATCTGCACCCTTTCCAGAATTTAAGGCGCGACCAAATTGACCTTCATAATTACTTAATCTAATTGTCTTATCCATAGCGTCTAAAGACGATGAATAATAACTTGAACTTATCAATCCAGACGCCAATGCAGCATCTAATGACTTTTTATGTTGAACCCTTAGTCCAACTGCTCCAGGTTCATCACCCGAATAAGCGGCCTTTGCAGCATCACTTAAGTTATTATTCGAAGACACCTGAAGATTTGAACTTGCTATGTTTTTATTTAAGCCTTTAACACTAGTTGCAACTGGAGATCTATTTGAAAAACCATAATAACTAATCATGTTTTCTGCATATGGTTTCATTTCCTTTGAAACATCGCTCATAGTCTGAGCAGCAAAATTCTTCATTCTCTCATCATATTCGTTTAACGAGTTAGGATTTAAGTTGTCTACAGCATCTTGTTTGAACTGCATGCTACTATTACGTATTCTATTATTAACTACCATCTTCTGCATCTGCATTGCAGCTTTATTATAGATTATATCCTGCTCGGTATTTTCTTCTAATGGTTTAAATCCAATCTTAGATCCAGCCTCCTCACCTTCTCTTGCACTTTTCGCACTAACAAGTTTACCTCTAGTTGCCATTGCACCCTTCGAGAATTTATCTAATTTATCTGCCAAGAGGTCTGCGGCAGCACCAGCATCAGGACCAGATACAGGTTGTATTGCTACACTAGGTTGATAAACTTTAAACATGTTATTGTGAACTCCCGCTGCTAGATTTTGATTGCGAAAAGTAACTTGTACCTAATGAAGTAAGACTTGAAAATGCGTTAATGTATGCTTCTTCTGTATTTAACCCCTGAGTTTGCGTAATATATTCCTCACGAGCCTTCAAATTAAGCAAATCAGCATTTTCATCCATATCAAACTTATTATAAGATGATTCATTAATTGCCTTAAAAGTGCTAGATGAAGGACTTACATTATGCGCACCTGCTGACGCTACATTTGATGATACAATAGAATTAAGTCTGTCAAGTCTATCCACGCTTCTCTTTGCTTCTGCCGTGCGTTCTTGATTGAATTGAGCGCCAAGTTGTTCATTTCGAACCTTAGCCGCCTTAATTCTTTCATTGGCACTTAAAAGAGCGCCACCAATTCCCACTACTGCTGCTGCTGCTGCCATAAATCACCTCAATTATTACTTTCCACTTCTAAACCAAGACCTCTCAATGTGAAAGGAAAAGGATCAGTTTGGCTTATAACCACTTCCTCATCTGATTGCCATCCGCCAGAATTATTAAATCTATATACACCATCCTTTGGCGGAACCTGCTCTCCATACGAATCAACACCAATCTCCAATCCAGGGATTAATGTACCATTAACCTTGATTCCCAGCGACTGATAGTAATCAACAAATATATTTTTAATTCTTTTGTTCAAATACAAATTATTACCACTCTGAGATTGAATATTGACCGGCATCGGTATAACTTCAACGTCTACAGGCAATCCAATTATAACATCTGTTGCCGCCTCATCCAAAGTTATTGTGTTGTTATGGATCAATTTTTGACCAACATAGATATCATCTGCTGTGACCCATACAGTCTTTCCATTTAACCAGTCTAGCCCACTAATCACTGTCTGCGGAGATCCAAAGGTAAACGACCTAGTGCTATCACTAAACACATCGAAATCAACCTTTTCTAAGTAAAGTTCTGTTGTCGCATTAGAATCTTCATTTATCGTCCTTTCAACAACAAAGTATACCTGATCATCCAATGACTCAACAATTTTAAACGAACCATCAGTATCTGCTGACATCCATGACTTAATGTTTTCAGTTTCTATAGATTGATATATCGGCATTGTCCCATCTTCATTTATACATAAAAGATAAATCCCATCATTCGCAGCAGGATTTTCAAACGTACCCATAGACACAGGATTTGTAATTAAATGCGTCGAAAGAAGACTAATATTAATTGCTTGATATGACGAACGCTGAATATCATATATAAAGTTTCTTATAATCTTTCCACCCCTATCGATAAAGACTATTTTATTATCTAAAAGAACTGGTTCAACGTTAGAAATACCATTTTTCGTTTGTTGTATATAATAGGTTGTAGATGGAGATGAGGGTTTATCAGAGAATGGAGGTGTAGTAAATTCACCAGATTGCGTAAATATAATCAGGTCTTGCGAATGTTTTAAATATCTAATTGCGCTTGAACCTTCTCCAGTTATTATTTGAACAATAGTATCGCTATCATCAGCCGTAGAATCATTGAAATTATAATAATCATTTGTTGCTGAAAGCCCTATAAATCCAGGAAGGTCTGCTGTATTTGCAAGAACCATACGACCTTGATAGAACGTAACCTTCCCTGCATATCCTCTATCACTATTAAAGACTGTTTCAGCAAGATAGGCATCCTCACCTTCTATATTGTCAGTATTTTTAAAGTCATCAATCGTATACCCTTTTACCTGTACGTCAGTAACAAACTCCGTTATTCGCAATGTTCCTTGATTTCCGAAAAACAGACCATCAACATGATTAACATTAAACACATTATCATTTGCATTTAATGTGACAGGACTTACCTTAGTCCCAGACGTACCAGTTGGAGTAAATACTGTATCATCATAGTTTTGTGCAAAATCATAAGTAGGTTCATTTCTAAAATCTTTAGCGATTAACTCCCATCCGACTGCAACAGCATCAGTCTGATTTAATTCATTTGGTTTAAAACTTTGATGAGTTATAACTAACGTACTATCTTTTTGCTCCATGCTGAGTTCTTTAACTATATCTTCACCATAAGAAGATACCAGAGTTCCTTCTAATACATCATTCTTGTATACAGTAATAAGTTTATCACTAAATATAAAAAGGTAATAATCTTCCTCATCAACTAATAATTTTACCTTAACGTTTCCACTAGGAAGATCTTTCGATATTAATCTTGTTCCAAATCGTCGTGTAGCGCCACCTTGCGGCAAGACAAGTACATTCTTTAAACTACGGGCACCTTTATAATATCCGTCATAATCAGCACGCGCGTACATCAGTGGTGATAGTTCACCAGTGCTAAAATTTGAAAACAGAACTTCTGATGCCATTTTACGTGCCCTATGTTGCTATAAGTTTTGTTGTGCCTGAACCTGTTCCCCTTACAGATGTAAGAGGTTGACTTCTAAACGATCTGTTGGGTGTTGCCTTAGCTGACGATGCTGTTGCTTTTATTCTCCAAGTTTCAGCAAGTTCTCTTAATGTCTTCTGATAACTATCCTTTGCTTCTGACGCAAGTGAATAATCAGCAGCTAATTCATATACCAAATACATCATGAAGTCTGCTCTAAACTTAGGGTTCTCAGGCATAAATCTATAATTTAATGTTATCTCATTTAAGTTTGAGTATAGTTTGTCCTCAAAAATATAATAGTCTAATGTCTGTGTTACATAATTTGCAGTTAGATAATCAGATGGAAGTTGATATGCATACTGCCACTCAGCTAAAGGAGTTTCAGATAACTGTGCCAATTCTCTGTAAGTATTAGAGAACGACCAATAATCAGATGCAAGTAGAGCAGGAACCTTTAAATCATAAAGTTCTGAAGCCCATGAACCTATTGGTCCTAACTCAGATGATGTATTAAAGGTTCTACCAATATATCCATATGCTAGTTGCATTAATTTTGATTTATTCAAATATACTGACATTACAGTCTGCTCCCAAACCAAGACGTTATACACATATCCATCATTCCGCAAAATGCCTCATCTAATGGAAATTTCCAAATCCACATACTTATTCGCATAGCTAAAAACAAAACAACACACACAGGTCGAATCGCAGCCCTTAAATTAACTACCCATAGACTTGGATTCGATATTACATCTCTATTAAAGAACATTGTCTTAGTTTTAAACAGTTGCGCCATAGACGATACATACTTATCCATAATTTCTGGCTTAGTAGTTGCTAAAGTACTTAATGTTGCTCCAGGAGTATCTTCTTTAGATCCTAAGAACTTCTTCTTAATGAAGTCAAATACCGGCGGAACAATCAACCCACCTATCGCCATTGCAGATTCTATTATCACAACTAATCCCCCACCAATTCAAAATGCAAAAGATCATTAAAGTTCTGGTCTTTCATGTCATGATCCATATCCCAATCACCACCCCAGCGCACATCATGATGAACTAATCCCTGAATCTTTAAGGTTTTTGCAATACCAAGAACTATTCCAGAAAAGTATTTAAATCGCGGAATATCTTTCCAATCAATCGGATATGGAGCAGCATCTGCAGCCATAGAAGGAGAAGAGTTGTGCTTCGAGTGAGGAAAGTGAAGTTGCGTGTTACCATTGATAAACGCAAGTTCTTGCTCTTCTCTCGTTCTATGACCGAAGATTATTGAACAATCTATAAAAGCAATGACATATTTAAAGATTAGTTGTAAATCAGGATGACAGGAATGCAATCTATCTAATGATTTCTTACTATATTTATAAGTCATACTATTTCCCAAGTAATGTCAGAACCATCCCATGAGAAATGAGCATTTAAACCATACTCTGCATATGCAGCAACAGCACCATCATATTGCTCTGTATTAGTTATAACTGCCTGAGTTCTTCCTTCCGGAACAATTTCTCTAACTGGATGCTCTTCTGTAACCTCATAACATTTAATTAGACGTTGCGTAGCATCTTCTATTTGCAAAGCATATTGTGTCATTTAAATTTCTCCTATCTTGAAATTGTAAATCCGTTGCACCAAACCGACAGATTATTGTCATCATCATCATCTCCGCTTATTTTTATATTTCTAGTTGCTCCTAATGCCAGCCACCCCTGGATAGCTACTTGGCTATCACCAATACGATCGATAGGCGCTCCTGTATCAGCAGAATGTACTGCGGAATATTCAGCACTACATGCATATAATCGCACAGTTGTTCCAGCATCTGTGTTATATAGTCGTAGATATATTGAAGTAGCATTACTAGGTGTAACTAGGTTACCGTCATTGTTATCTGGTGTTAACCACGCGCCTGTTGGACTCATTGATGTAGCCATTTGGGGGATATCAGCATAGTTATACGTATACCTGATGCTTTTATTGCTTAACACTTCTGTGTCAAAATAAGCAACGGTAGCGCCAGTGCTAGGACTTATAACCGATCCTATACATCGATCATTGCCACTGTACCAACCCTTTTTAGCATCAGACCATGTAGGTTCAGTAGTTGCATCTATGATTGTAGGAATGCCGCCAGAGGTGCTCGCTGAATCATCTATATAAATATAATGATGATCGAAACCTGATGCCAATGAAGTCATTGCATGAGTTGCATCACCCTCAAGAACAAAGTATTTTCCGTTAGCCCCAATCTTTCCGGCCTTGAGATCAACATCTGTTGTGCCGTTATAAATGGGGTAAAAGCCTTCTATATCTCCACGACCAGCTATAAAGTCCTGCCCGAGTCCCACGCCAGAACTTACTATAGATCCATTCTTTAAGACCTTAATTTCAGCCAATGAATCCTCAGATCCATTTGTTGGGTCAGTATAAACATAATCCAAATACCCCATTGTTTTCTTGTTTTCAGAACCATTTCTACCAAAAAACTCAAATCCAACGCCAAAATTAGCTAATGTTCCACTGCCAGCATAACTATTATATACTTCTGTACGATGTGTTGTGTTATTCGCGCTTCCAGGATTTGAGAAAAATAGTCTTCCAGGCTCCAAACGCAATACTGTGCTTGCAGCGATATCCATAAGCTGCACAACATCAGAATATAAATATATCGCATCTGCCGAAGCGCTGATAGGTGTTGTTTCTGCGCCATCCTTTAATACATGAAAATCTAACCTTCCATCCTCACTTCCGTCAGTAACGTCAGTCATCACAGAATCTATTTGGCTAGAAGTAACTCGCTGCGTTGCATCATTGAATCCCACAAACTCTAAAGCAGTTCCTAAGCCATCTTCTCCGGCCCCTCCGCCAAAATGAATTACCTCTAATCCAGTACTAACACCAGCACTTACAGCATCATTTATTGCTATATAATTACGAGTAACACCATTAAATGCGAGCAAATCTCCATTTACAAATACTGTATCATCTCCCTGTATCCCATAAGATCCTGCTCCAACACTATTTAAACCATTACCTGTTATTGTTAATGTAGTATCAACAATCAATCCATCTTTATCAACAGTTAATGGAGTTACCTGCGAACCACTGTCATATACTTTAACGTTAAGCTCAGAGGTTTCATCCCCCCAAGTAACATCTGTCATAATCCCTTCAAACAGCGCAAGATCAAACGGAGTTGCAACCTCATTGGCTGCACCTAATGCAATTGATGCTCCAATACCATCAAGACTAGTACTACCCCCATAATGACTAAACCTAGTAACTTTAGAAGCGCTACTGGGACTGCTGTCGGAAATCGTAGCATTCTGTAGCGATGTTGAAGACACGTTCACTATCGGCGCTTCAATAGCAAAGAAATTGCTAGCAGTAATTTGACAAACTGCCTCAGTGCTGGTAATTCCATACGTATTTAACAGTAGATTACCAACTGTTACAGAAGTTCCGACCTCTAATGCAGAATCTAATTGTTCGCCTCTAAATGTTGCCATCTTATCTCTCCTAAAATTACTTAACTATTTCTTGCCTAGAACCAAGTGTGTCTATTTCATAATGTAAATCAAATTCAAGAAGCGCCGGACTTTCACCACTAGTAGTTCCAACCCACGTATCTCCAGCATCTCTATATAACCTACAAACAAGCATTGAACTTATATTTTTTGATGTCCCAGTAATTGTAACACTTGATGCAATTTCATGTTGATCACTAGTCCCACTACATGTGTCTGGTATTGCTATATTAGAACTTACATCAAAAACACCATTTACATTAGTCCAAGTATAATCTAACGCCCAATTAACTGTCTTCCCGCTTTCTGCTATACCTCTATCACCAGGAGTCCAATGAACATGTGCCTCTAAATCAGTTCCTTCTTTATATGTATGCGGAAGTTGACATGTGAAAAATACTTCATCATACGTTTTAAATTTATAGACTTTAAAAGTAGTGCCACCTCCTCCTGGTTGCCATGAACTCAAAGTAGGATCGCCAGATCCTGCAAATTGAAATGCTCCAGGAACTATTCTCAAATCATCCCAAACTGTATTAGCTAATGTGGCAGTTTTTTGAGAACCACAATCAATAGTTATATCTCCAGGATATGTTTTAGATTTTACTGAGTCTGTTGCAATGCCATCACCATCAATCGTTAACGGAGTTACTTCAGCACCTGCACTCAGAACTTTGAAATCAAATTTTGCATCTTCAGATCCATTAGTAACATCTGTATAGGACGTATCAATAGTGCAATAATCTTTTACCTGACTACTGCCATTTCTTCCCTGATACTTAATACCATATCCAAATCCATTTGCTGATGCTCCAACTCTATTGTTCAATGCTGTCTTATATATTATTTCATCTGCTGCAGTCCCCGTAACTCGCTCTGAGAAACCAGTATTAAGAATGAGTGTGCCACCATTGATTCCAGAATTTCCCTCTAGAATGACAGAAGAAGACGATATCAAAAGCTGCCCTCCTCCAGCATCTTTGATTTCATCAACCCAAAACTCATCAGCATCTACTGTAATATAAGGTGTTGCATCAGATCCATGAAAGGTCATCATTGGCTGCGTCTCAATAACATTTGCCACACCAATCGAAACATCAGCAAGAACGTTATAAGCTGTTGCATCTGTAATCTCTGCTTCAATTCGCAAAAGCTCGGTCATTGTTCCACCGGCATCTGGAGCTTCTAACGTAAGAGCTGCGCCTATTCCTGCTGTTGCTGTTCCGCTAGATAGGTCATGAGCAAATCGCGCCACATCTGTAATATCATTATTATCAGTGTCGGTAACCGTCACCTCCAACTTCTCATCGAGATTTAATTGTTTTGACCTAAGTTCTGCCATTTAAAATGCTCCTATTAAGTCGCTGAAACTAAATGTATTGACAAATAACCACCGTTAAAATCTACCGTTTTCGTTGACCCAAAAGCCTGTACAGTTATTTCTGCTGTATCTGAAGCATCCATGAAGAATCCTTGGCCGCCTGATACCAATATCTCACCCAATCCCAAAGCAACATTAAATCTACTTGATATTGGATCTTGCAAATAAAATGACACATCCCCTTGCAATGTAGTCGTAATACGCACGTCTAATGCATTATGAGAACCGTCTAATTCGCCGAAATTTGCTGCTGCAGAAATATAATAAAAACCACCAATAGGTGCTGTAAATACTCCAGTAGTAGGATTATAATCTAAATTATTATCACCTATTTCATTATTGTATATACACGTTGCTGGTGTTCCATCTCCTGTAATATCTGTTTGAGCGCCCGTTGTAGAAGCACTAACCATTGGGATATTATTAAACTTATGGTAAATTCCAACATTTTCAGAAATAATAGTTGACCCAAAAAGATGTCTTATTTTGTTTGTAGCCTCAACCCTAAGATCTATATTTCCTTTTTCATTGAGTATAAACTTTGCTTCGCCAGTCCTATCTTCATTTACATCAAGATATGAATGCGAGGTAACATCTGAACTAGATAAAGCAGTTTCCTTTCTTAGGTTTCCTGTTGCTCTAAATTCAGCACTGTTTAATAAGTTATAGAACTTAGAACCACTGTTGTTATCCATGTTGACTTCTTCGAAAGTCACATTGAGTGTTCCGCCATCAACATGAACACCAACTGCTGTAGCACCATCATCGATCATATTACTCCATGATGCATATCCAGTTTTACCAGTCGGAACTATTAAACCACTTCCAGATCCTGGAACAAGATATTGATCAAGCAATACATTAGATTCTGCACCAAATGTTATGCGACCAGTAACTCTAGAACCTTTGTCATAAACAAGAGATGTATAATCAGGAAGTGTAATGCTAGAAACATCATGATCAACGCCACCCATAACCTTAATGAGGTATCTATTCGTTGCACTTGGAGTTTGACCAGCAACAGCGCTAACAGCAGCGCCTTCAGTTAGAAATGGAGCTTCAACACTCTTACCATTATTTGCATCACTTCCAGCATCTGCAACATAATAGATCTGATCTTGATCTAAAATACCACCGCCAATAGAAACGTTATACCAAATCTGAAAGTCATCAGTTGTCTTTAATGTTGTGCCCCCTGGATCATTCCATGTCAATGAAGTTCCTGAAATAGTAAAATCAGTAGTATATATCCTGATCTGGCCATTCAATGACAAAATAGATGATGTTACATCAGCTGGTGTTGATCCAAGCGTAAATGCTGTTTGACCATCACCGCTAATTGTTAAAACCTCATGTATTGCCGAACCAGAACCAGCTTGATCATCAACATAACCTTTGGTTGCTACAGTATCATTATCTCCAGTTCCAGTTGTTATTGAAAGCAACTGAGGTGTAATAAGCTTACCCATTGTAAATCTCCTATTTTCTATTTAAGTGTGTCTGAATAACACCATCTAACGTAATTTTATCTCCAGCACTAAGATCTTTTTCAAAAACACATTCTAAAACGTTTTCTTTGCCGTAAACGGTAAATTTCTCACCAGGAAGTGCAGTCTCTATTTCTTTTGAAAGAAATGAATGCCCCTCATAATCAGTTAATTTAGAGTCCGAATAGTTTTCTACAAAATATTCAGAACCATTCCATCCGCGATCATATGTATATGTTGCCATTTTTATTTCCCCTACACTGATTCAACTAAAACACCGAGATAGTTGATTGTCCCGCCAATACTCTTATGGTCAACAAAAATTCCACCCTCTGTCCCAGCAGTTAGATTTGTGAATAAAGACGTAATATCTAATTCTAAACGCGTATCATCAGTCCCAGTATTATATGTTGCCGTCGTATCAGCAAATGTGTATTGTTGATAATTTCCGCCTGCAGAATTCGTATATTCTCCAGATATATCAATATCTTTTCCTGCACCACCTGCACCACTTACTGGATATCCAACTAATTTTATAGCCAATGTTCCAGAAAAATCCTTAGGAATGACAAAGTCAAAACGCTGAGTTCCCGCAGCACCAACTCCACGCACACGTCTTAAACTATAATTTGCATTATATTCAGCAGAATGAAGGTGACTTTTCGTTCCACCAAGAGAAGAAACATCAACCGCACTCTCTACAACCGCACCACCAACACTTGCCATAACCTTTCCGTTTGCTAAAGCAGCAGCAGAATTAGTTCCGCCTTGCGCTACAGACAAAGGAGTTGTTAAGCCTGCTAAGGATGTAATATCACTATTAGCACCAGAAGCAGCCCTTGTTCCAACAGCTGTGTCTAGAGTATCCAAAGCATTAGAAACAAAAGACCCAGAGACACCACTATCATTATCTACTTGAGATGCATCATAATCACTCGCAGCAGCAATGACGTTTCCAACTCTGGAAAATACAGAGGATACAGGAGCACTTGCACCAGAATCATTGTAAAATATTTGGACTTGATCATTAAGTTGCATTGTGTAATTGTTGTTATACCAAGTTATTGTATTTCCAGATATGGTGAAATCATTTGAACCACCATATAGCATTAATACACCAAGCACATATAATCTAACTTTGGTAGGAGAAGATGGTGTGGCACCTAGTATTGTAAAGGTTGTTTGACCAGCTGTTGCTGTAAACAACTCGGTCTCTTCGGAAGGAATACCACTATTAACCTCATTGATTGCCCCAACAAGCGATTGAGCTGTAGTATTTAGCGTTGGATTGCTGGTATCTGCAAGAGCAACACCTCCAGTTGCATCATTATCCTTTAAAAGACCTGTACCTGCATCGATATTCCGTCCGGCCGCAGCTGTTGTAATATCCGCACCATCATCAACCCAAATCGGATCGTCTCCTAGCACTACATACGCAGAAACACCATTCCAGACAAATTCCTGTCCAGCTATGAAAGATTGACTTGTATTGGTTTTAGTAGGATCGTTATCAGTAACAGCAGCTCCAGCTATATAGACGCGGCCAACATTCTCATTCGCTTCTTCGAGAGTTGGGAAATCAGCAGCTATATTTATAACAAGAGGAGGTAGATCACCACCTCCTTGCCCAAGATCTTTACCCATAATGCCGCCAAGCATTGGAAATTTTATAAGCTCACTCATTGACTAATCCTCACATCAACAGATCCTGATGTAAATTGACCAGTTTTAACTCCGGCTCTCCACCAGATACGTTCGTCAGGAGATATGCCTATATCTTCTCGCGAAGCAGTATATGTTGACACATCCTGCCAAACAGGAGTGTCTTCTGGAGCGACAAAACTTCTTTGTATCGTTACAGTAGCAGAAAAACTACCAGATACCGAAAAATTGAAAGGACCCTTAAGTTGGATTGAATCTGTAAATTGATTTTGAGCTGTTATTGTGCGCTCAACTGCACTCGATAAAGAACTCATATCGACTCCTATTGAAAGGAGGGGTCCGTTAAGACCCCTCTATGTTTTAGTACGCTCGTAGGACAGTGTAAGTAACTACATTATCCGTAGAAGGATCAGCACTGAATGTAACAGTAACCGTGTCCGCACTAGCAACAGCACTCAAAATAGTTTGAGTTCCTGCTCCCACAGTGTGATGCATGGTTAATACTAAGTCAGTAGCCAACGCTCCAGTTACTGTAATTGCCTCTGCAGCAGCGCCACCAACGGTGGTATGCTCTCCAGCAAATACTATGTACTGAGTTCCTGCTTGCGCAGTAATCACTTCAACAGTAACATTAGTCGTAACACTCGTAACGGTCGCCAAAGCAACTCCATCAGATCCTTGAATGTAGATTACATCGTTAACTTCTAACAAAAGAATCTGATCATTAAAGTATGCAGATGCAGTTATTGTTGCTAAAGCATCAGTAGAACTTGCATACAAGTATGCATTTCCTGCTTTTGTGTTTCCAGAGGCAGACCAAGCGCCCCAATAGTCATTATCATAACTCATAATATTCTCCTATTACTTAGTTTTGTCGATATCGATTTTAACGATACCTAGTGGATCCACAGCTATAGCACCGGCTTTAAAGACACCGTTGATTAGCCAAGACGTATATAGATTTTCGTAAGTGATATCAGTTCTGAAGTCAACTCCAATACCCATACCCATAGATTGCTTCTGATAAGCAAAGCAAGATACGATATTAGTAGCGTCAGGAAGACCACCTTCAACCATATTAGGAATGATTTTGATCTTAAAGCCCATCACTTCCTGTCCGTCCAATGCAGATGAGTTATTTAATACTCTGTTCGTAATGAAATCAGAACTAATAAACTCTTCTTCTTGCAATAACTGACGTGCGCCAGCTGCAGATATGATTAGAGTACGATCAGTAATATCAACAGCATCTTCGTCTAATAACTCAGCTGCTTTGATAAACTTCTCATAAGTCATACCAGCACTACCTTCAGCGATAGCCTTGGTTGTACCTGAAGCAACTAGAGCATCGATAACGATCTGATCACTTCTGCGGCCTATAGCTGAAGCAACTTGACCAGCGACTTCTCGCTTTTCATCAAAGTTGATTTCTGCTTGACTGAAAATGTCAGTTAATTCAGATGCTGTCCAGTTTTCAAGTGTTGCGGTAGGACGGTTGTAATCCAAATTCATTGGCTTAACCATGTCTTGAACTGCTTTTTTCATAGCAATTCCACCCTTCAATACTGGGAATTTAACTTGGGAACCAACAACGTTCATGCGAGTACGGAGTGTATCGCGTAATTTAAAGCCAGTGGCTTCATATTCTTTCTTAACCATCTCTTCAAATGCGATGATGGCTACTTTATTTGTGTTAATAGTCATAGAACTACCCTCTATAAAATTAATGAAACTAACCTTTAGTTCGGGTAGCTTCTTTATAGAGGGCCGCTAGGCGGGTATCTCTTGTGCCGAAGGGCCGAGAAATTTTTCGCAGGGCGCAACAGCGGTATCTGCGAGCGTTTAACTTACCACTTGCTCAACATTTAGTCAAACGATTTTTGCAAACATTGCATCTATTTTATCCCTAAATCCACCTTTGTTGCTTTTGTAATCTTCATAGTTATCGCCCATCAGTTTGCTGATTTCAACCTGAGTATGTGCTGGTGATGCAGTAGGTGCGGTTGGCGTTGCACTTCCAGATGTAGACAAACCTCTCATTTTCTTTAGAAGCACAACTGCTTCCTCATTATTTGCCCATTCATCCATCATGTTAACTTCTGCTTCGCTGAAATTATTAACTGCCCATTGCTTTAATACATCTAGTTGATTCTTCTCGTTTGGATTCAGAGAAGTTAAGTATTTATCTAACTTTTCACCCTTCTCCGTCTCGTCTTTTATGTATAACTCAACTATCTTATCATAACCTTCTTGGGACATTTTAAGCTCTTTAGCAAGACCGTCAAACTCTTTAAATGCAGCATTATCAGAATCAACTGTCTCACCAAACTTTTCCAAGCTATATCCGTCTTTTGGTGCACCTGAAAAGCCACCCATAGCCTTTCTAGCTTCATTATATGACTTTGCCTGCTCGAATACATTGTTAAACCGATCATTAAGCCATTCAGGACGTGGGCCTTCACCCTTAACATCTACATTATAGAACCATTCGTCCTGTGGGGGTGGTACAGCAGCATCAGGCGTTTCTGTCTCCACAGGAGTGGGAGACGTTGCAACCTTGTATTCTTCCTCTGTTGTGGCCTCATCTCCCGGAGAAGACACTTCATTAGTTGCCAATGTTTCATTTCCGATACTTAAATCATTATTTTCCGTCGCTAATTCCTGACTCATATTTATCTACCTTCTTAATATCTGGATTAAAATTAACAGCTGATCGATATAAACTACGTATGCCGTCAGCCTCACCCTCTCGATATCCCATCGTATATTCAACAGATCCTAAAAATTTAGCTATTGAACTAAGCGCTACCCTTTCAAGCAAAAGCTCTAAAAGCTCTTTGCCCTCATCGGTATGAATGAATATCTTATTGCACAATTGTTCTACTCTAAACGCTCTATCTCTATCTGGAGATCCTAAGTCTACTTTCATATTAACCTCATTGTTGACCCTGCAACGCTTGTTGCGCAGCAGGAAGTTGTTGTGGGACAGCCGCAGCATCTTGACCTTGCTGGTCTGGCTGCACGGGTTGCATTGCTTCTGCTGCTTTTTGCAGAAGTGCATCTTGTATTTGATCTAATGCATCTGAATCTCTATATACACTTAACTCTGATCCAGTCTTTTTGGCTACGTACTCTACAGTCTCAGTCAAGTTTAAGAACGAGGCTGAAATCTCAGGTCCGTAGATCTGCGCTAAAAACTGTTGAGCTGTGCCCAAACTCTGTAGATCATCTTGATCCTGAGTCTTAGCCAAAGGAGAAGAGAACTTTATGGCAACTTCCTTTCCATCTATCTCGATAGGAGCCATCAATCCTTTCTTCTTAAGTATATATACGCATCTATCTATTACTGGAGCGAAAAACTCAACCTGAAGACGCCCAAAAGCAGGTCCTATCTCTTCAAGTAACAACCGTTCTCTATAATCAATCTCAGTTGCTGTCTTCGTTGGATCGTTCATTCCGCCAATAGGATCAGCAAGGAATGCTTTGTTTATCACATCTTGCATACCCTGAATTGTGAGATCAGCAAGCTGAACGTTAGGCCTTAGATCCAAAGGTATAAGCGGAGGATTGGCCATTGATGAGCGTGATATCGGTATAATAGTATTAGGCTCTATACGCAGATTAGATATGTTCATCACATCATCTGAGAATCCAAGCATTGGAGGAGCTATAGAGATTGCAGTGGCCGTAAGAAGCATCTCAACAGCTTTGTTAAGCGTCTTAATGGTAGGCAATGCATCATGAGCAATACCTCGACCCCACGTATCACCGGACAATCTCATCCATCTAAATACAATCCACGGAGATGAAACAAAGGTTTCCTCCCATACAACTTCGCTTCCAATAGCTACGTAATAATAATATTCTTTCTTGTCAGGCATCCATATAGTGCCATTTACCACTTCTAACTTTGTTTCCTGGTTCTTTTGGCTGGCCACATTACTTGGTATTGTTGCCTGGGGCCATAACTCAAGTATATCCTTAACCGTGAGCCTAAAGTCCATCCATTGCGTTCGTATGACGCCGTCAGGAGATTCTTCGATTGATAAAGCAGCTAGAGGCACAGAGGAGAACGCTAAAGGATTGTCATCATCACCTTCGTCTATCTTTATAGCAGCAGTTCCCATGATAAGATCTGCATATGCTTCATTTACAGTAAGCTCAAATGCTGAGTCTTGAATGTATTTAAATAGAACATCCGTAGATTGTTGCAACTTCTCTTCGAGTTTGTCACCCTCTGTACTCTGAACCAAGGATCCAGCAGTGAGTTTTGCCCATTGCACAAATGGAGGAGTTAAAGTGCTGTGCATCTTAGATACAAACTGCCTTGCAGCGAGTGGAGCAGTAAGATCATATACAACTATATTCTTCTGTTTGCCCGGAGTTTCAGTCTGAGGGCCATTATTGCTATCAAAGATGTTGGAGTTAGGACGGATAAATCGAAATGCATCATCTAAGAAGTCTCGATTCATCATGCGTATATTAGTTGCAGCATCATATCTGCGTTTGATTCCCGGATCTAGTTTACTCATCAGCCTAGAGTTCCAGTGCTTCCGCCTGTTCCGGCATCAGAATCTCCACCACCAAAGACCCTTCGGCCTCTTAATAGTTTAATTCTCTTTGTCTCAGCTTCTTTTTCCTTGCGCTTTTGCTCATCAAGTATAGCTTGATCTTGTGCGCTTGGCCCTGGAATCTCTTCGCTCGTTGGAGTTACACCACCCATATTACACCTCTCTTACAGAAATAATGCCATGTTTTAATGCTTTCTTAGGAGAGTGTTCAAACTTCCTAAGCTTTTTATAAAGCTGCCATGGCGTAAAAACCCTTAATCTTAACTTCGTTGTATACAGCGCAATCGTCACGCATCTATTAAACATAAGCAATGCCTTAAATGGCTTATAAGCTGCTGGGAATTGGATGTCAGGATCTACCTTAACTTCAAGCCATCTCATTCGATATCCAGCATATTCCTGCAACTTAACGTCCTTCGCTTCAACATCTGTAACTCCAAGCCCATATGTCAGGCCATCTAAAGTTACAAACCTATCTCCAACCACCATCCCAATAAAAACATGCCCACAAGCCGGCTTCAAGAAATGACGTATCCATCCATCTGCATGCCTGAAGATGAAGAAGTATGTCATTTAAGGATTAGTTTTATAATTAGAAGCGCTAAACACAGCGACACTAGTAAACCTAGCTCACCTACGTTGGACATTGCGATTATTTCTGGCATGAAAAATCCTACAACTTATTCAGAAGTAGATTATATTTGGAATGGAAATACCTGTCAATGGGTATTTATGGGTTTATTTCCCTGTTTTTGGATTCGTTCACGCTTCCTCAAATTCGTATTTACCTTTAAAAAACTTCTGCAAATGATCTAACGCTCCCATCGTTATTATTTTGTCTATTGCCATAAGATCAATCTTTTTTATCTTCGGATTTCCCTTAAAATCAGGAAATATAAAATAAATACCTACTTCCTCTATGAGTACCTTAGTTAATCCAGACTCGCTGTCATGCTCAATAAAAGTAAAGTTCATACTATCCCATCTTCTTTAAGAATGTTGTCTTCTGAAGCATCTTCATCGAAATACATATAGATCGAGAATGTCATTCCATCTGATGCCTCACCTATCTTTACCAGCCCAATAACTTGCCATGACATAACATCAAGCTGATAGTCTAAGTCAACTCTAAAGTTAAGTTGCTCAAACCTGTCATTCCATTTTTTACAAATCTCTTCACTTATTTCTTTTAAACGCATTGCCATTATATTTCCTCTTTAATCGTCATCTGGGTGAACAAATCTAACACTTTCAGGCTTGTCAATTTCGCCCACGTGAATTGTGGCGCCGCTGTTGTATTGGTTTGCAACGAATTTTGAAGAAAACTCCTCTGCTAGTTCTCGGGTTGAGAAAATAGCTTCGACCTGCGGGTTCTGTATAATGCTATCAGTCATCACAACATATACAGTCACCTTCTAGATTTACCGCATCTTGGGCATAAAGTGCAGTCTTCAACTAATGGTTCTTTTGCTCGAACAGTAGCTTTTGGAAACTTATAGTAAGTTCTCCAGCGATGAAACCCCAACATGCATAGTATATTCACCCATGCACCTTAACCTTAGGCCCCGGCTTCTTCTTATCCTTAGGCTTGTTCATCTTTTCAACGAGCTTGAACAGCTCATCAATTCTCTTCTGAAACATCACTCATTCTCCTATATTATATATTAAAACCCAAAAAATACTTTAATTAGATGTGCAAGTGGCTTGCTAATAAACATTCCCGTACATGCCGATACGATACATAACCAGTAAAGCCCAAAACCTGTACGCTCTTTCTCCGTCTTGTACTCTATTTTAATCTCAGGCTTTGCAAACTCACCGCATGACGTCTCGCTATAAACTTTTCTAATGAACTCCGGATATCTTGTACACCATCGCTGTTCATCGTTACGAATATCGAACTCATATATTAAACCTCACTAATGTAACACCTTTACCATCCTTCTCTAGCTTCTTTGCAGCAGCAGGAATGCCTTTTCCCACATGAAATATGTACGTATTGCCAACAATAAGCCTGTCATAAGCTGCTTTAACCCTTGACTTGTTTAATCTCACAAAGCGATTCCTTTTTTTTCTCGTAAATTTCTACCATTTTATTATAATGATCAAGAAGAGCATCTTCATCGCATTCACCAGACTCTAGCAACATCAACATTACGCGTTGCTCAAAATGCATTGCGAATGCGCGTCCAACCAGGTCAAGTGTTTCATGTGCTTTCACACGCTCTTACCTGCTACTTCCAATGCCATTTTAACCACCTCTGAGTTATTAATGATAGTATCATGAGTAGAGATAGACTGCATCACAGTATAGCCTTCCGTCGGAGTAATCTCACCCTCGTGTATCTTCTTAAGTATAGCTATAGACTGCTCTCTGATATCCTCACTCGCTTTTATGTTAGTTAATATCGGATCATCCTTTGGCTTCGCAGGAAGCATTCTATCAAGCAACATCTTCATCATCGGCTCGCTACCATTCTTAGCCATCTCGATTGCGTTCCCTAACAGCTCATCCTTGTGCACCGCAAGGGTTTCGCGAGATATGCGATAGTAGTTGGTAATGCCTTTCGGCCTACCAGCAATATTTCCGCTTTCACCTTTCTTGAATGTCATAGCAACCTTGATAAAAATTGATCGATTCAACTATTATAGCAAAGAGCAGCGCTAGATTCCAGCTAGTTAAGTTCTACCAGTGAGATACTGGAGCACTAACTGACGGCTTGACTCTTCCGCAAGTAGGGCACGTAGGAAGTACAGATGCCTGATCAATTTTAATGCTAAACATTCGAGAGCTTGGCGCTGAGCATCCAGCTTTAGATGCCTTCTCTTCTGACGAATAAACACCGAAAATGTGCTCTATATTTCCATTAGCATAATCTGGTTCATACAAAACATAAACTTCTTTCATTATTCATCCTCTTTTGTGAATTTCTTGTCAAGATAATCATTGCGCAGTTTCAAGGCGCATGAAGAGCAAAGTTTCAAATTGGCATACCCAACGTTCGCAGTTTTTCTGAACTGTGTTTTATCTATATCTCCGCACATGTTGCATTTAAATAGCATTTGCTTATTTTTTAGCTCATACAACTCACTTCTAAGGTCTTCAACTTCTATGTAAAGTTTTCTTATTTCACGAACTAATTCTTTTGTTTTCATACTAACCTCTCAATTTAATCAAAAAAAGCAGCGCTAGATGCCAGTCATGACGTGGCCACCGATACTCCCAACAAGGAGGAAAAGAGCGTCAATGTTTACCAGCGCTGCGAAAACAAAGCAGTCACCGGGACATAGAGAAGGGTTACTGCCTCTAATGCCCCAGCTTCTGCCAACGGAGAGCTGCCACCAGGTTGTGAACACGAACAGCAACTCTCGTAGCCCAGGGTCTAAACCCTAGTCTTCAATTATTTTCTGAATCGTCTTTTTCATAAGTCACCTCTTTAAGCTGACGCCGTCCCCGAGACTTTAAAACCAAGGACGGCATCGAATGCCCCGTCTGCAACTAGGCAGGGGGGTAACTGTGGGGGCTGGCGGGATTTGAACCCGCATCTGGCTTAGTTTAAAGCGGCCGCTTAGGCCCGTTCTGCTCGATTTAACTACAGCCCCATAAATTAATGTCCGCCGCTCCTATTC